AAGGCGATTATGAAAATAAGGTTATATTTCTTTTCATAATCGCCTTGGTTAACTACAACAATAGCCTCTTCTGCAAAGCTGTCGTTTACTTCGTCGGAAGCTTCAACTACTACATTCTTATTTGTAATAAAGGAGCTATCTCCTATGGTAATTCCTTTTAAATTAGCTAACGGAGAGCCGCTTGTTCTGAGGTAATGTCCCTCTGGTATAGCCCACCCATCAGTATATTCTACAGTGTTATACCAGATGGAAGCTGGACTACCTGTAAAAAGATTATAAGCATACAAATAATCTCCAGTATGTATTATAACATACCTCTCAGTAGCACTTCGATCAACAAAATGAACAAAACTATCTTGTTTAATTTTATTCTGAGTGACTTCTGCAATGTGATTTGCTCCAGCTCTTTTTGTCAGTCCGTCAGAAACACTACTTAAAGCGTTTTCCTGTTCTTCACATTGACCTGAATATCTAACAATATCCGATTGCTGCGAGACACCTTGGATAAGGTTAGGAACTGATGTGTTGATTAAGGGCATATCTCTTAAAGAATATTCTGAGGACGATTAACTCCAATACGAATAGCCGTGTCGTAGCTATCAAATATAGTGCGATCCGACGTTCCTGAGTCAAGCGATTCAAGACGAGCTTTAGCGAACACTTCGTCCCGTAGAATAAGCTGTTCAATCTCAGGAGCACCGAGCGAACGAGCTACAAGAATACGAGAAGCTTTTAGGTTGATATAACGGCGAGCCGCTTCGGGAAGGAAGTCCCACTCGATGAAACGAATGAGATCCATCTTAACAGGTTTTGTAAATTCATAAGTGTTGTTGGTGAGGTCGTAGAGTCTAGAACCTCGCAAAACAACGTTGTCTTTATATCCGTCCACTGAATCTGCGGAAAGAATATCTCCAGAGAGGTCGATGAAGTTGGTCTCTACGTCAGGACTAAAGGTAACATCCTTTTCGGTATTAAAGAACCAACCGTCTACTTGAATACCTTTTGATGTCTCGTCCAAAATTGTTTTGGCCTGCGAGACGGAAAGAGGAAGACCTATGTTATCCGAGATCGAGTTTACTGGCGCTTCGCCCAAGTAACCGATCATTACGTTAACGGCCTGTAATTTAGTGGTAAGAGTAGACATAAAAATAAAAAAGGGTGATCCCCTCCCCCACGCAAATCGGAGGGAGGGGATCGGTTGAGGGATTACTGAACTTCTACGCAAGCTTCAGGACGGATGACTCCGTGACCCATAGCATACTTAGCAACGAACAGAGTGCCTTGGCGCTCGATCTGGTATTCAGATTCGGTAGCAAGGTCAAGAAGCTTGACAGTGCCGATACCCGACTTGTGACCAGCAACGAAGCCAGTAGCGCTGAGGTCAGCGTTGTAACCTGTGCCACTAGCACCGAACACGTCGTTCTTTGCGTTGTCATCATCTTGGTCTTGACTTGCGTCAACAACAGAGATGTCAGCAACGTGATTCGACTTGAACAGCTTGATGCCTGCTACCATAGGAGCAACGCCACGAGCGACAGAACCTTCGCCACCGTAGTCGCGGTTAAGAGCGATGTTAGTGGTTGGATCGCTGATCAGCTTGTAGTATTGAGTAGGAGTCAGGATAGCGAAACGATCCTCAGTTGGGATGTCGTTGTTATCCAATTTCTCGGCTACTTCGAACAGTGCGTCAAGAAGACCTGTTCCAGTTGTAAGAGTAGCACCAGTGATCTGGATACCAGCCTTACCACCGCTGATGGTAGGAGTAGAGGTGCGAGCACCAGCAATAAGAGTCTTCATCGTAGCGATGTCGAAGCGTTTTGCCAATGCCTTACCTAGTTCTTGAGCGTAGATGCTACGAACGTCGTAGTGAGTCTTGAGCTCGTCGATGTTAGCAAGGAAGGTCGAAGCAATCAACACATCGTCAATAGAGATGGTGACTTCGTTCTTCTTGATGTCAGACAGGTAGGAGTTACCACTGTCAGCAATGTTTTCACCTGCTGTGTGATACTTCGCAGTAGCGATGCCTGTTTTAGGGAACTGAGCGGTCTTGCCGTTCTGAATGGTGCGAACCATGTGAAGCTCCTTCATTACGTTGTATTCTTCAAACGTAGTAAGGATCTCACCAGAGAACACCTTCAGAAAGAGAGCATCGACATCGTTAGCACCGTTAATTTGACCCACACGAGATGGGCTTGTATTTCCGTTAGCCATGATTATTTATCTTTCTATATTTAGTTATTTAGTTGGTTGGTTTGATCAGTCCTTATTTAGTTTGCTTCGTTTGCTCGCCTAATGTTATCCACCGCAGTGGGCATTGCGCTACTTGTCGCACACATTGTATTTAGACCTGAAAGTTTTGATTCACAAAGGAGGGATACAAAAAAGCCCCGTCAAAAGACAAGGGCTGGTTGTTTTATTTTCTAAACATCTTAGAACGAAGAGGTGACCGCAAGACGATCTTCAACAGTCTTACGATATGCTGGATCGTTTTTATACCGAGGATCTCGCATCGCTTCAGTGACCTGAGCCGCAGAGTTAAACGGCTTCACAGCGCTTCCAGAAGTATTACCTTGGATAAGGTTAGGAGCTTTACCACCTGCGGAAGCGAACTGGGAATACAATCCACGAACAGCCATCTGAGCTTGGTTGATTGAGCCCGATTCAACGACTTCGTTAAACGCGTCCAGTTCACTTTGATCTAGGTTCTCAGCAGCCCATTCAGCCATAGCGTTATAATTCTCTTCACCGCCTACAGTAGCCTTAACTTGGTTGATTTGATTCTCCATCAAAGCTTGTTGACCAGCGACATACGCTTCAACAATCTCACGAGGAAGACCTTGCTCTTCAAGAGCCTTGAAAGACTTGTCAGTCAATTCACCGCTTTCGATAAACTCGTTGGTAGCAGAATCAATGATCTCCTTCATTACCGTCTGGTTAGGTTCAGCTTTGTTTTCCTTTTTCGAGCTCTCCTTTTCTTTGTCTCCTTCTCCGAGTTTAGACTGAAGCTCGTTATAAGCTTTTGCCATATCTTCAGGAGATTGAAACTTTTCAGGAAGCCAATTAGGACGATCCGACTCTACGGTCTGCGCCGCCTCAGTATCCTCAGCTTTGTTCGCTAGTTTAGCGTCCATCGCTGCGGCTTGTTCTTCGAGAGAGATGTTCTCAGAATCGGTAGATTCGTTGATGCTTACTTGGTTAAGTTGTGCCATAATTTAGTATATTGTGTTTACTTAGGTAATGTTTTAAACGGATTACTCTGCACCTATATTATCAGAGACCGCCTTAATACCAGCAGGCCCAAGCTTTTCTGTCAACTGCATTTGTTGCTGTTGTTGCATCATTGCTTGAATTTCTTCATCACTTTTAACAAGCCCCTGAGTCTTGATACCCAAGGACGTAGCACGTCGTTTAAAGTATTCCCCAACATTGACGTATTCTGCAACGGCTTGAGGGCCTACGACCTGAGCTGCTCCAGCAAGGAACAGATCCAGTTTCTGGAGATCGTTACCGCGTCCAAGAGCCTCGACACCTGTAATGATCACAGGATTTACAATATCTTTAGGAAGCTTTGGAAGGCGCTTGTTCTTGTTCATTGCCGACATAATTCGGTTAACAAGCGGAATCTGGAGCTCGTTGGAAAGAAGAGAATACAGACCACCGATAGCAGTCTCTAGCTCTTGGGAAAGCATACGGATCTCCTCAGCCGTAACACGTTCAGCATTCCGAACAACTCCAGAAGTCAGCAAAAAGGAGTGACCGAGTCGATCTTTAATCTCATTCATTGTGACCTGAGCCACTTGGAAGTCACTTCCCTTCTGAAGCTGAAGAGTCGTTACATCCTGAGCAGAACCTTGAACGATGGCACCATTCGGCGCTTCGGCAAGAACACGCTGACGTGTGGTGCCGTTCGGGTTAACAAGAAACAGAACCTTTGCTGCTGCTGCGCTACCTTCAACGATAGCACGAGTCAGGGATTCAAGGGATTGGAGGTCGCCCAAATACTCTTCAACGTATCCTCGTCCGTAGTTCTCTCCGTCTACACGAGAGAATCGAAGAGGAATGAACGGAGACTTATCTTTCTCGTAAGTTCCCTCCGAGTTCGGAACCCGTGTGTCGTTGATGTCTTGAAAGATTTCCCACTTGTTAGAATCGTTAAGAAGGATAGCGGTATAGAGACTGACGTTACCGTCCGCATCCACGTCGTCACCAACAATCTGTTGCATCTCTTCGGGAAGAGTTTTGAACGAAAGATTCTCACGAGTTACAATCTGAGTAACATTCCCCATCGGGTCGCGTTTAACAACATACCGATCGAGACGGAACACACGCATGCCACCACTGTCAGGCAAATAAACAAGCGAGTTCCCTGTTATGATAAGCTGCTTAAGGGCTTCGTGGAGACCAGTGCGATACGACTCACGGCTGATCTCTGCC